AGGATCAACTATAGTTTTACCACCTGATAAACCAAATACTTGTCCTTGAAAAGCACCAGATACACCAGTAGTACATAAGTCTTGTGAATAAGACATTATAGATGGTGCTATTGCAGATGCAGGAGGTGCTTCAGATTTTATTTCTTGTCGAATAGTTTGAGTGCTATTAGATTCATTAATATTTCTATTAGTATTATCTGAAACAGTATTGTTATTATTTTGATTTACATTATTAGTATTTACATTAGATTCAGATTCAGATTTATTAATATTAGTGTTAGTGTTTGTATTATTACTTGTACTATTATTTGTATTATTAACATTTTGATTTACTGTTGAATTTACAGTAGATGTTGAAGTAGAAGTATTAATATTATTATTAGTATTGTTTGAAGTTGATGATGCTGTAGAAGTATTAACATTTACATTATTATTAGTATTCGTATTTGTATTTGTATTTGTATTTGTTGCAGTTGAAGTTGTTGTATTTACATTAGTATTATTATTAGTATTAGTAGCTGTAGAAGTTGTTGTATTAGTATTAGTGTTAGTATTGGTGTTAGTATTAGTATTTGTAGTAGTAGTTGTATTTGTAGTATCTAAACTATTATTTTCACAATATTGAGTTCCATTAGTACAAGCTGTACCTGATTGTTGAGATGATTGTGCATTTGCTACTAAACTAAAACCAAAGATAATTGTAAACAACATACCAAATGTTGCCCATGTAATAATTTTATTATGTATTTTTTTTTCAGTTTTATTCATTAATTATATGTAATCCTAATTCAATTAATTTTTTTCTATTTTCTAAATGTTCTATTTCTACATCTTTTTTGCTTTGACCTGTGTAACGCACTGCTAAATATTTTTCAATCATTGACTGGTTAATATTTATATTATCTACAATAACTTCTCCTAATACACGACCATACTTACCCTTGGAGTCTTTTAATTTTGATCTTAATATTATTTCAGTGCCATTATTAATAGAGTCTTCTAGATATTTTGCAGCTAATTTTCCTCTAACTTTTTCATCTTTATCTCTTGTTCTTGATTCAGGTGTATCAATCCCATAAAGACGTACACGACACTTGTGAAGAATAGAAAAGCCAAGATCAAGGATAACATCAATAGTATCGCCATCAACAACCCTAGTAACTGTGCAATTATATTCATACATTATCTTTTTTTACCTTTATGCAAACCATGTTTTGCGTGTTGTTTACCTGCTTTAGTTGCTGCTCTTTTTTTTCTATTAGCTGCTGCAAGTTTTCTTCTTCCTTTTGGCGTAGATTTTAGTCTATCTATTTGTGCTTTTGGAGCATACACCTCACCTGTTTCTGATGATTTTTTTCCACTAGGAGTAGTCCATTTTTGACCTGTCCATTTTTTTAAACTTCTTTGTGATTTTTTTAATGGCATTTTATTCTCCAAATATAACTATATAAGCATCTGTTTTTTTAGGTTTATTAATATGTAATCTTTGATAATGAAAACAAATATCATGTTTACCATCAGAAATTTTATCTAATAATTCCCAAAAAGATTCTCTTCCAGGATCAACCATAATTAATTGTTTATCATTATTATTTAAATACTTAATTAAGTTAATCCATAAATCTGTATGTATATTCCAAAAACAAACATCTACTGCTATGTATGTATCAAAATCTAAAGGCAAAGGTTTAGAAAAAATATCTTGTAAAATAAATTTAGGTTTTACATTCATTAAACTAGACATTAAATCAAAGTATGGTTTAACATTTTCATCAGCATCCATACCTACTGCATACGCACCTTTACTTTGTAAATAATGTGTTAATGCACCCCAACCACAACCTAAATCTAAAATTTTATTATTAATAATGTCCATTTCATCTAGTGACTCTATGATAACCATAGAAGAATCCCAGATTTTATTTCCGTGTAAGTTATGAACTTTTGTTTTACGTTTAAGTTTTTTTATCTCTGGATGAGATGATGTGGGTATTTCTACGTTTTTAACCCATAAACTATTTGTAGCCACCACCAGCCTTCTTATATGCTTTTGCTAACATTTGTGCTTTTCTTGCAGACCATTGCCCAGGTCTGCCTCCTTTACCACCTGCTTTGATACGATTAAATATTCTTTTACGCATACCAGGTTTTGTATAGTTTCCTGCTTTATTAACTGTTGATTTACGACCTTTTTTAAATTTAATAGCATCTAAAGTTTTAGCTTGACTAGCATGAGCTTTACTTGCTTTTTTAAGTTTATTAGCAACTGTTCTTACTGTTTTTTGTGCTCTACTCATAATGTTTGACTTATAATTCCTATCATTGAACTTATTAATAAAACATAAAGACCCCAAATCATATTTTCTAATCTAGCAAATCTTGCTTGACCTTGATCTAGTCTTTTCTCTATATTTTCATAACGAATAGCACACTCTTTTTCATGGGCTGCTACTCTTTCAATAGCAGATGTCATTTCTTTTTCTTTTTAACCCTCACTGTTTTATAAGCCTCATTAACATCTGGTGTTGATTTGTCATCTGCTACATATCTGCCTTTTTTGTTTCTAGCACGAACTTGTTTTCTTTCAGTGCCTGTAACTGTATCGACTAATTTTTTCCACCAACTCATTTGTCTTTTGCTTTCCAAATGTTTAATGCACACCAGTCAACAACTTTATAAATATGTCTAAACCAATGGTCATCTTTAGGTGTAGGTGTAATAGCTGCAATACCAGAAGCTACTGCTACAATTACACATATCCAAAATAATAGTTCTATCATAGATTTCTCCTATTTTTGTTTAAACCAAGATGGTAACCCAATCATTGGTCTTTTATCAAATTTATTTATCTCAGCATTTTTATCACTAGCATCATTATAATGTAAAAATACTTGTCCACAATTTTGTCCTTCAAAAGCATTTCGCCAATGTTCTAATTCACAACCTTGATACATCAACATATCTCCTGCTGTTAATTTAATCTCTTTTCCTTTTTTTCCTTCTTCACCTGAAGGTTCTAAAAAAATAGACCATTCATCTCCACCTAAATGTAAAGTTGTAGATATTTCACAAGAATATCTATCTTTGTGTCTATGTAGAACATCACCCTTTTTATAAATTCTTGCATAAGAATAAGTTTCAGATAATTTAATTCCTGATTTTTTTTCCATTAAAGGTTTAACTTTTTGTAGTAAAGTTTCCATCACAATATCTGCATAATGAGAATATGTTTCTGGAACTTGTAAATCATTCCATACACCAAAATATTCAGTAAACTGAGATATATATCTTTCATCAAACAAATATCTTGCTACTGCTCTTTTATTTAAAAAGTATTGATAACAAAAATCTGCTAATTCTTTTGATATAGCACCTTTAATTACTTGATATTTATTTTTTTTAAAACTCATAAATAAGGTGGTTCTTTATATAAAACTGCAATTAATATCATTGCAAGTATCGAATAATAAATTGTTTCAATCATTTAAAAGGATATCCTAAATTCCAACATACTAAAGAATGTCGTATTCCTTTAGTTACTGGTGTTACTCTATGCCAAACAAAAGAAGGAAAAACTATTACACTTCCTTTTGCTCTTATTTCTTCACATACTCTTGGTTGTGAACCTTTTTCAGTATCTCTAAAATCAAATTCAAGATCACCACCTTCATATTCGTTTGGATCAGATAAAGATATAGTCATACTAAGTTTTCTTTGTTTACCATGTATGTTTATATTATCTGGATTATTATAAGGTTCTTCATGTGAATCACAGTGCCAATCATAAAATTGTCCTTTTTTATATTCTGTAAACTGACAAGCCTCGGACCAATCCCATTGAAAATTCCAATTTGCACTTGCATTAGCTTGATCAATATAAGGTTGTATTTCTCTATATATCCACCTATCTGACATCCATACAATATCTGATTTTCTTTTTTTTTGAATATTTTTTAATTCTTCTTTTGTAATTTTATCTTTATCAGCACTTCCTGTAAGAGCTACAGTTTTGTTTTGTTGTTGACCATAACGGATAATATCATCACAAATTCTTTCGGGAATAACGGATTTAAAATACCAGTAATACCATTTTAAATTCATATATAACAAACAACCATAACTATTCGTCTTTCATATTTATTTGGAGTTTTATTTTTATGTTTTAATAATCCATTAAACGATAGAACATCATCTTCTTTTACATTAAAAGTTTTTTCATCAATTATAGTTTCGCCTTTAGTAAAAGGACTTAAATATATAATTAAATTATTATGTGGAAAAGTAAAATCTGTATGATACTCGTTTATATTTGTGCTCCAATCAAAAGTGCTATTCAAGTTAATTCTTAATAAAACGTTTATATCAATTTTATTTTTATCTAAAATTTCTTTTATAACTACATAAGCATCTTCAAATAAAGAAGAATCAATTTTAGTTATATTGTGGTTTGCAGCTAATGGTCTATTTAAAATACCATGACTATAAAAAGGAAAATCATTTTTACAATCACCTAAAATAGTTTCATCATGGTAATACCAAGGAATACTTGAGCTATTAACCATTTCTTTTAAACGCAAGTAATTTTCTGTTTTAGGATTTTTTAAAAAATTTATCATTATCCCTACTTAAAAATAAATTTAAGAAGCCCAAGTACCTGCTTTTTGTTTTACATATACTACTCTTAAATCCCAAGCACTAGAACCAACAAAAGGTTCTTTAACAATAACTACACCAGAGCCTCCAGCAAGACCATCTTGATTCGACAATGGAGCAGATGGTGAGGGAACTTCATTAAAATCTGAAGATCGTGAGCCACCACCTCCGCCACGATTAGTTGTTCCTGCGACACCCAAGTGATTTGTTGGTCTATTTGGAGAAAATCCTGCGTCACCTCCTCCTCCTGAACCACCATCTCCACCTCCTGCTTCAGTTGGATTAGTTCTACAACCTCCACCACCTCCGCCAGCATATGTAACATCTGATCCAGAAATAGTTGATGGTGCACCTGCTCCACCATTTCCACCTAATTGTGGTGATTGTTCATCTTGTCCTACAGCACCAGCACCACCTCCACCTGCTGCACCTCTAGGACCGCCTGGTACTGTTGTAGCACCGCCATTGTTTCCTTGTGAAGGACTTACAGAGGGTGTATTACCTGCTCCGCCTGAGTAAGCTCCACCATAACCTCCAGCACCTCCACCAGAGCCTCCAGCAATGCCTACTCCTGAACCAGTTGGTGCTGTTCTTCCAGAACCACCACCTCCGCCTCCAGCAGAAGTAATTGGTGTTGGAGTTCCTAAAACTGAGTTTGATCCGTTGCTACCTGGAGCTCCTGCACCACCGCCATTTCCACCACCACCAACAGTTATAGGGTATGGGGAATTTCCAGATACAGGAGTGTTTCCAGTACGAAAACCACCGCCTCCTCCGCCTCCAGAACCAGCATCTACAAAATTTTGAGCTCCACCTGCACCACCACCACCAGCAACTACTAAATATTCAATAGATGTGCTTAGTGGCTGAGTTGTAAGAGTTCCGCTTGAATTAAAAGTAGTAAGTTGTTGTGCTTGAGTATTTTGTAACGCACCAATTAATCTAGGCATATTACACCCACGTTCCTGCTTTTACATTTTCATAAACTGCATCTATACTCCAAACTCCAGATGCAATAGTAATTTCAACCGCAGGTTGTTTTGTAATTACTACACCAGAACCTCCTGCTGTTGTAGATGGGGTTGATGCAATAACTGGACTTCCTGCACCACCACCACCAACTGTTATTGTATAGGGTGTGCTACCTGTTACTGTTAAAACTGATTCAGCAGATGCTCCTCCTCCAGAACTTTCACCAGGTACAGAGCAACGATATCCACCTGCTCCTCCTCCACCACCAAAGTTTTGAAAATTTATAGAATCTTCAGCATAGCCACCGCCTCCACCACCTGTGTTAGCAGAGCCAGATGTTGACATTGTTCCAGGTGTACCACCTTGAGTGCTACCACCTGTACCACCGCCACCAGGACCACCAGTACCAGTTGTTTGAACACCAAAATAGTATGATCCTCCACCACCTCCACCACCTCTTGTTACAGGTGATCCAGTGATAGATGATGCAACGCCATTTCCTCCTGGTCCACTTGCATAGGTAGGTGCTCCTACGCCATTTGAACCAGCAGAACCAGCACCGCCTCCACCGCCTGCAACATCTGCACCAGTATTTGCTGCTCTAGAACCAGCACCACCATTATGTCCTTGTCCTGGTGTTCCTGTTCCTAGTGGAAAAAAAGTAGTTCCACCTCCACCACCTGAACCTCCATTGATACCAGGATATGGATAAGGTGAATAAGATGCACCAGTACCACCACCACCTCCACCTTCTGAGGTTACTGTGGTTATAGGTGTTCCTGCTATAGAAGAATCAGAACCTTTTGCTCCTACATGGTTGGAACCACCATTAGAGCCTCCACCACCGCCACCACCTGCAATGATTAAATATTGAAGTTCTGTTGTATATTGTTCTGTAGTTAATGTTCCACTTGAGTTAAATGTACTTGTAACTGCACTTTGAGTAATATCTTGTACTGCGTTTGATACACCAATAACACCACCATTAAGGTCTGCCATAATTAAGCCTCACTCCAAGAAGATGTATCAGGATTCCAAATGTACTCTGTAATTGTCATAGGGTCTGTGCTTTGATCTACTGTTTCGCCTTTCCATCTAGTATTAGATTCATCCCAACTAATGTAAACAGTTTCACCTCCTATTTCATTAACAGTTGGCACTGCAATAGGTGCTTCCCAATCATCATCAGAGTTTAATACCCAAGAAGCATAAGGTTTAATTGCTATAAATTTATCTTTAGATGGATCGTAGGTATATCCAACACCTGCGTATTGTTTTCTAAAATTATTATTATATGAAGTTTGTTTCCATGCCACCCCACCTGTTGAATGTGGGACCAAGTTAGATACAAAAGTTTCAGCTTGTGAGGACTGATCTCCTCCATTAGCATCTACATCATCATTTGATATAACTACTACTTGTAATACTTCGTTACTGCTATTAAGTTCTGCAAAATGAGCCATTGTTAAATACCTCCTTAAGCGTCATCTAGTTCTTCGTAACTAATGGTGTACGTTAAGTCTGAATTAGCACTTGCACCACCTTCTAAGATGTCTCCTTCTTGTAAATAAATACTTGAATTTTTATCTATTAAGACAAGAGTTGCATCTGCTGGAACAGCAATGGTTGATGCAAATAGCACAACTGAACCACCACTTTTAATAACTCCCATTGTTACAGTTGCAGAATTAGTGCCGTCAATGTTAGCTATAATTATGCTATTAACTTTTATTAGTTTATCACTAGCACAAGTTAATAAATCAGTTGTAACAGTGGTGGTTAAAGCACCATTAATACTTTTACCATTTATCGTAGTTACATTTACTAGATTTGGATTTGCCATAATATTCTCCTAATTTTAACCAAAGACTAAAGCCATAGCAATAGCTTTACCTGTTGTCGCTTTTGTATCAAGCTGAGTTTGTATATTGGAAGTTACTCCATCAGTATAGTTAATTTCTGCTGCACTAGCTGTTACTAATGTTCCGCCTAATTTTAAACCATTACTTCCATCATGTGATGCAATATCTACATCTATTGACCCATCTGCAAAAGTTGTATTACTGCTTGCATCTATAGATACTGCTGTATTTGATCCTAAAGTGCTGCCTGTACCTATAACTAAATCATCTGCTGAATCATCTAAACCAATGTGAAAATCAACTGTATTGCCATCAAGTAACAAAGATAAATCTGCTGCTGCACCATCACCAAGAACTACTGAATCATCTGTTATAGCTAAAATAGGATTAGTTCCTACTGTTGATCCTTCACCAATTAATAATTTATCAGCACTATCATCTAAACCAACGTAAAAATCTTTAGCATTACCATCAAATACAATTTTAGTATCTTCTGCTCCTGCATCTCCTATTGTTAGAGTAGGAGTTGTACCTTTTAAAGCCATAGTTTGAGCAACAATATCTCCTGTTGTTGAAGATGCTGCTTGTCCTACACCAATAGATTGAGCAAATTTAATATCTTGATTTTCATCAATTTCAATAGCAGGTGTTGTACCTACGGCTGAACCAAGACCTATAACTAAATCATCAGCACTATCATCTAGTCCTATATAATAATCTTGTGCATTACCATCAAATACTAATTTAGTATCTTCAGCAGTAGCATCACCTATAGTTAAAGTTGTACCATTAATAGATAAAGTATCTGTTACTTGTAGATCAGTAAATACATCTAATACTGCTGCACCTGAACCTGCTCCATCTAACTGAACTACCGCTACTTTTCCGTTAGCAATAGTTACATTTGAACCTGAACCTTGAGATATAATAATATTATAAGGTCCACTACTACCTGAATCAGTGGTAGCATTTTCAATAATTTGTACTCTTTTCATGGTGTTTGGACCAATTGTTATAGTACAGTCTGAATCTAAAGCACCTGTATATTTAAGATACATTGCTCTACCTGCATCAGAACTTCCATCTGCTACAGTTGTAGAATGAGTATCAGCATTAGTAGTAATAGCTTCAGTGCCTATTCCTAAAGCCTCTCCAATAAGTTCTAAATTGGTATTTGTGGATGTACCCCAAGTACCTGATTCATCACCAGTTGCTATTTCTTTTAATCGTAAGTTATTTACATAAGTTGCCATATTACGCTACTTCCTTCCAATTTGGATTTTGTGTTGTGTTAATTATAGAATAATTAGGAGTTTGAGAATCATCAATTAATCCCCATACATTTACTCCAGTTAAACCTGTTGTTCCTTGATTACCAGTTACATCTATGTCTGCATTTGCTTGCACTGTAACTGATCCTAATCCTGATGTACCTGCAAAGCCTGTAACACTAAGATTATTATTAGTAATTAAATTTTCATCACCTAAATTTAATGTTGATGCTACTGCTGATACACCTGTTACGGCTGCTGCATTTACAGCTACTGATCCTACTGCACTAGTTCCAGCTTGACCTGTAACTGATAAATTATTATTTGTTACTAGTGATTCACTACCTAATGCAGATGTACCTGAATTACCAGTTAAGGTTACATTAGCCTCTGCAACAACAGTTACAGAACCTAATCCACTTGTACCAGCTAGACCAGTAACTTCTACAGGTATAGAACTTCCCCACCCAGCTTGACCCCAAGTGCCTCTACCCCAACCTGTAACAGTAGCCATATTAAGCTATTCTTATAATAGCGTTAGATGAGTCTGCTGTTGGAAATTGTATTGTAAAATCTCCTGCTGTAGATGTTTTATCTCCACCAAAAGCTAAAACACATACTGCTGGATCACCTGAAGCTGAATCATTAAATATTAAACATCCATTTGCAGTTACAGTAGCATTAGAAAATGTTAAATCTGCAAAATCAGTAAATGCAGTTGTGCCTGATGTTGTAGGATCAACTCTGGTTAATGATGCACCTTTAGCAGTATAGTTAGTACCTGATGCTTCATTTGATGTTGTGTATGCAGTTGTAGATGCACTTAAAGAAGCACTGCTAGTATAGAGTGCTAGATTAAATGTATTACCACCTGAATTTTTAAAATTATGCACACCTTCTAAAAGTTCTTTTTTAAATGATGTGCACATAGCTTGTGAAATTGCCATTAAAGTCTCCTAATAATATCAGCCATATCTTTATGACCTTGTTTGTCTAATAAACCTGCTACAGTAGCTCTATCACTTGCTATAGCTTGTTTTAAATATAATAAAACAATTGTATGTATAGCATCTTTAAATGCTTTAGCTTGTGCTTGAACCATTGGATCAGCATTATCACTAACACTAACAATTTTATTTACTATTCTTTCAGTCCAATATTCAGGACTTAAACCTTTATTTTGTGTAGTTTCTACAACTACATCACCTATTGTTGATTCTACATCTACAGTAAACATTATGTCCTTTGAACTTT